GAATAGTAAACAGAGATTCTCAAGAACAGATCATCAGAAACGCAACAATAACTTCTAGGGACGTAGGAGTCTATGGTAGAAAACTATCTAAGATCTATCTCGGAAAAGTTCCTGAAGTCGTTAAAGTATACAATAAAGTAGTGGATGACAGTAAGACTCAGATAATAATCGGAGGTGACACTGTCAACGTCCAACAAAATACGACCGGCCAGGTGGCCAATTCTCCGGTTCAGACGCAAGTGGTGATCAACACTGTCTATAGAGACAGATCGACGGTCCTCGCTAGAATCTCACCGGTGACACTAACAGTAAATGAGAACATAGGTGGCTAACACAATTAGGACAGACAGTTTAACAGTAACTACCAACAAGGCTTACACTTTCTTGGTCCAACCGACGACGCCTAACACTTCGGAATTTTTACCTGGAGACGGAACTCTGGTGATACCTGATTTCGACAGCTATGTAATGTTCGATTTTTCACAAAGGCTTCCTGATAATTCTCTAGAAGAAACTGATCTCACAGGAGCCGGCCAAGTCTATCTCACTTTCATTGACGATCAAAGACAGGTGAAAGTTCCTTCTTTGCAAGACGTAGCTAATATCAATAAAGCTGTCGGTCAAGCAGTTTTTAAGATCACCAAAGATCAGAGCTCGGCCATATTTCAACTCACTAACAGATACTTCTTCGTATCTACTGCAGTCTCTGTCGGAGCAGCAGTGGTGAACGAAACGGTTTTATATGCTGGAGTTTGGCAGAAATCTAATGAACCTGAAAGAGTAACATATTCTCAGAGGCTTCAGATACTCAGAGCTAGTGCAGAATCTTCTCAAACGCAGGTGGATCTGTTGCAAAAAGAAGTGGACGAACTCAAAAAGAGAAAAGCTAATCTAACAGCAAGATCTGTTCAGTTAGACGTCATCATAGCAGATCTAAAAAATCAAATAGGCTTAGCCAGCGAAGAGATTACTCAGATTGAGTCTAAGATCGAGAAGGAGAAAGAAGCTCAAGCCGTCGAGGCTGAGGCTACAGCTGAAGCCGCGGCAGAACAGCAGAAGGCTCAAGAAGAACAGCAGGCTAAGAAGATGAAGAGGAGAAAAGCCAAGATCGTTGAGTCTAAACAGAAAGTCCCTTTCTTCAAGAAAGTCGGATCATTCTTTAAAAATCCTATCGGAGCAATTGCCTTTGTTCTTAATCCTATCGCAGGTCTAGCAGCTGCAGCTGCTAAGAAGAAATATCAAGTCAACTACACTCTGGAGCTTGAGGATACTAAAGAGAAAGTAACGGTAAGAAAGTTTGCTTGGATCTACGCTGATGCAAAAACTGCAAAGCTGGCTTTTGGAACGACGAAGTCTGCTAGCTACATAGATGATTCTTGGTTCACTATCAAAGACAGTGAAGGCGGCCGGCCTGCACCAGGAAAGGCAAATCTAATGGTTCTCGTTGATAAGAGATTGGATCAATTTGATGCCAAGGAACAGTTTAAGATCATGATCGGAACTGATCCGGTGAAAGAACCACCTGTCGAATACTCTTCGTCCAACCAAAGTGCAACAGCTTATTACCTAGGCGGAGGCGACAATTACTATTACAAATATGTGGTCTACGCTAGAGACGTAGATCCACAAACAAAAATAACCGATCTAATCGGAGAAGTAGAGCTTTAAGATGATAGACATATTATTGAGCCCTTTTGATAATTTCTTTCTCTTTACCATAGAGTCTCAGCTCAATGGAGTGAGAGTTGCTACTGATCTGTCAGTGTACAGAGAAGCATACCTCACTTTCAAAGATTCTGATACTTACGCAGTGAGAGTAAAGTCTTCTCCGCTTTTCGGACAGACTAGTGCTCAACAAGGAGAAGTCAATTTCATAGTTCTTTCTTACGATGCTCAACAGGCTAGAAAGATAAAGACGAAGAATTTTTTGATCTCAGTGATCAGAGATTATCCTGACGGAACATCTGACGAAACTGTCATCTTTACTGGAACTTGGGATCTATTTGAAAAGAGCGCAGAGAACGATTACAATGCTCTATCAATAGGCATCAATCAAACGGTACAGGCTAACACTTCTAAAATAGCATCTCTAGAAACTGAAAGAGCTTCTCTTTTGGCCGAGATCGAGTCTCTCGCATCTGCAGTGAATTCAAAAGAAGCCGAGAAAGTCTCTCTTGAAACGACTCTGAACGCTAATTTAGCTAAGCTCTCATCTTTGAAGACTAGCGGATTAACGAAAGAAGGTCTCATTCCTCCAGGCGAAAGTGCACCAAAAGACGTCATGGAAATGGAGAAAAAGGCGAATGTAGTAGTTCCGACTCCGGTGGAAGGAGTTCCAGCATCTGAGGCTGCGGCTAGAAGACGAAGAGGATTTGTTAGAAGAATAATTGAAGCATAATGTTACAGACAGCTAAGAGCAATCAATTCAGATTCAATTTTCCGAAGTCTTTCGTTCCAGCGGAGATCGCGGCCAAGTACTCTCGATACATGAACCGCATTCCTGGAAACATCATCAGCGAACCGATAGAGCTCCTGAACTATTCAGTTCAGTCTGTGACTATTCCCAGCTTTTCTTTTGATCCGGTTGAACAGGTCGATTTTCCAGGAACTAAGAGACAATACAGAAGTTCTTTACCGGTTACTGAACTCTTCGCCAAAGAGCTCACAGTCGGTATGCAGCTTTTTGACGGACACTTCAATTACTGGATGATGTACGAGATCTTCCAATACTATTATGACTTCAAAGAAAAGAGACCTTATCTGCCAGACGGATTCAGGCTTCAGATGATAGACGGTGAAGGCAACATACTCGTCACCATCTTCCTTGACAGGGTCCTCTTTCAGAGCATACCTGATCTCAACCTGAACTTCTCAACTAACTCACCAGAGTTCAAGACATTTGAGGTCACTTTCGTCTACAACAATCTCAGAGTCAACCTAGAATTTCAGTAAATATATAGACATTATGCAGACATTCAAAGAATTCATTGGAGAAAAAGAAGACTTTCAAGATTTGGAAGCTGTGATGAACGAATCTGTCGATCAGAACGCGATAGACGAGGCAGTAGCTGCTTTCATTAAGAAGGCCCAAGATGAAGGTTATACTTTAGAACAATTAGAACGAGAGCTCACTAACGAGGGTTTCATCGGTTCTATTCTCGGTGGACTAACTGGATTTGCTCTAGGGCAGGGAGTCGGCAAAATTGTGGCGAACGCATTAGGAGTTGAAAAGGGTCTTTTATTCGATCTCTTTACCAGCCGATTAGTCGGAGCAGCCATTGGATTTCACTTAGGAAAAAGAATTTAATTTTATGAAAAACATTTTAACACTCGAGGACTTCTCTAATGAGCCTAAATTAGATGAAGCTTCTGTTCAAATTGCAGGTCGCGACAAACCGTCTGGCGCAAAAGTACTCGCTATGGTCATCGTAGATGATCTCGTCAAAAAGAAGTATCTGAATCCTTTTGTCAGAAATATCTTAATTGATGATGTGCAGAAAATCATCATGGACAGCACATTCTAAATCACATATATGAAGCAAATACTATTTACATTAGCAGCTGCTCTATTACTGGCCAGCTGCAACACTGAATCTACAACGGTACAAGCTCCTGAAAAAAGCGTACTCAGAATTCACGAAGGCAAATTTGCATTTTGTGGAGCATCTGCAGCAGTACCGACTGGTAAAACAATCATCGTACAAGGGAAAGAATTCCAAGAAGGCTGCGCCATCTGTCCTGTTCTTGACGGCCCTTCTATTGCAAACTTAGCAATGAACGGCAGTGGTGGAACATGGGGAGATTTCAACGTGGAAGACAACTTCCAGACTCCTGATGGAACAGACAAGACAGTCTGGTCTTTCTTCTGGTACTATGATTCAACTACTCTCATTCCTCAATTCAATCCTGAATCTAAAGAATGGGAAATGATGCACCCAGTAAATCGATCTTTCATCATTGACATGAGCAAACCTGAAACGAGCGAAAGCAACATGTTTGCGATGCCAGGTGTCATTTTTGATACAACTTCGACAGGCATTGTTCTTGCTAAAGTATACGGTCCTCTAAATGAAGATGCAGTACCTTTACGCATTGCAATTCCGGTAAAGAACGGAGAAACATCAGTAACTGCCGCTAAGGAGGGATCTCCTTATCCAGTAGGCACACCAATTCCAGTAGGAGCAACAAAGAAGAAATAAAATGAAACACATTCAATTATTCGAAGACTTTACTTCATCGAAATCTAATGAAGCATCCAGTGGAGCTCCAGAGCCATTGAAGTTAAAGGATATTAAAATCAATAATAAGAATCATCTTACCTATAATTTAGAGATCGGTTATTTTATCGGAGATGAGCTTGTTATGAGTTATTTAACAACCGGATCACAGAAAGAAGCGCAAGAGCTAAAAAATAAAGTTGAAAAAGCATTCAAAGATGGAAAAATAATTTCTCCGTCGGGTATTGGCTATTATGCATTTAACGAAGCTGAACTCAACGAAGGCGTAGTTTCTATCAAAGGCGGAAGAATTCTTGCTCACAAAGTCCTGAACAAGCTTGTTGACATGGAAGTCATCCCGGTAAAGAAAAAAACTGAAGATCTCGTAGAAGCAATTGCTTCACTTCTCGCTTCAGCTTCTATGAATGAAGCTTACGACTTTATCAAGAAAACACCTTTTTCAACTTTAGCAAACTTGGCTGAATTATCGCAAAAATTCAATCTTCGCAAATTTTGGCAAAAAAAGGATACGTTCAGAGGCTTTGACATGAAGATGCTGCTTCCAGCCCTCAATTCATCTCTGATGAAGAACAAAATCGGACTTCAGTTCAACCCTGAGCATGATGTCATGCTCTCGGCCGATCTTAATCCATACATCGGACTACACATTGTTCAGAAATCTGTAGGCGTAACTCTGGAAATAGGAAAGCCGACAAACCCAGCATACAAAAAATCTGACGCTATTGGCGGAGATACCTACGAGGAGATTGCTGACATCATAGCCAAAATCCTCAAAGACAACAGCGGAGTGGTTGCAGATCTCCAAAAAATAGAAAAACACCCGTTCCAGCAGAACGAAGCTATCGACGTCAAATACTGGACAGATTATAACACAGATACTTCTGGACAGAGCGATCCTGAATTTGCTATCAAGTCAAAAGATTTTGAGGCCACTTTCAAAGAAGCCGTAAAAGACTGGAACGATAGAGGAGAAGATCCAATATCAATGGGAGAAGCTGAAAAGGTCAAAAAGATCGCAAAAGAATTCTTCAATAAAGCAGGATGGATCTCAGTTAACATTACACACGCAATGATTGCACAAGAATCTTAATCACCTTTAACACTCTATATTTTGCACATAGGCATAGATTTTTCAATTAACAGTCCGGCTATCTGTCTCAGAGAGTCGGACTCTTTACAATTTGTAGCTTTCTACAATGAAGAGGGCAAGAACTTCAAGAAGGGAAACCCTAGAGACTTCCTAGTTCACCACGAGATCTCAGCTCTCTCAGGAGTCTCAGTCCATAAATTCAAGCGGAGGAAGAAGCACGATAACTATTCTATCGATCAGGCTCAGAAGATTGAAGATGGCCACTCTCTCGCAGTCCTCATTGAGTCTCAGATTCCAGAAGGAGCTCCGGTCGGGCTTGAAGGCTACAGCTACGGATCTAAAGGGAACTCTTTCATCGATCTCATCGCATTCAACTCAGTTCTCAGAAACAGACTTTGGTTAGAGGGTCACAGTGTCACTGTCTACACGCCCTCACAGGTAAAGACTCGAGCAGGGAAAGGGAACTTGAACAAGCAGGGAATGTTCTCAGCTTTCGTCGAGAACCGTTCGGAGGATCCGCTGCTAGCGGGTTCTGAATTTTGGAAGTGGTGTGCTGAGAGGCGAGATCTTGCTCAGGGAGAGATACCGAAGCCGATAGACGATCTTGTAGATGCTTACTGGATCTCTAGACTTCTTAGCAGCTCTGCGCTCTAAGAGTCTTTTTCACCAACGGCTCCAGTACCCTTTATATAGTGCTGCGCAGCTTTGTTTCAAAAACGATCACGTTTATCAAACTTTTTTTTCATGATAAAAAAATCAGAAAAGTTGAAACTTGACTCAGATTCTCAATATATAGATTAAGTAAGTAATTAAAATGGCAATCAACTGGCAAAGAGCGGCAACCCGGGAAATCCAATCTAAATCAGAGAACGGCATTTTGGCGGCTTACGTAATCAATAACTTAAACAAAAGGCAATTAAAATGGCAAAGGAATTTGACATCTTCAACCTCAGCGTCGATGATATCGATAGCTATCAGAGGACAGAAAGTAAAGGCTCAGATCTTTACAAACCCACCGCAGATCAAGGCAAAGACGGCGTCTACACATCCTTGATTAGATTCGTACCGAATCCTAAAAACCCTCAAAAATCAATTGTTCGTAAATTTGTCTATTGGCTGGAAGACGGCGAAGGCAAAGGTGCTTACTATGATTCTCCTTCGACAATCGGCGAAAAATGTCCAGTACAAGATCTATTTTTCAAATTGAGAAATAGTGAATCTGCAGTGGATAAGAAAATGGCTGAAAAATTGAAGAGAAGAGAGATCTACTATTCTCTGGTTCAGATCATTAAAGATCCTCAGAACCCAGACATGGAAGGATCTGTAAAAGTATTTAAGTACGGCTACCAGATCAAACAAAAGATCGATGAGGAACTCAATCCACAATTTGATGAGCCTTGCCAAGTATTCGATCTCTTCGAAGGTAAAAACTTTGAATTGAAAGTTACAAAGAGCGCAGGCTACAATAGCTTCACTGCTTCTAAATTCCAAGGTAAAAGAACAGCACTCACCATCGATGGCAGTGCAATGGGTAACACCGGAGATGATAGAAAGAAGATCATGGAATATCTTAAAGAAGTTCCTGAATTAGATTCTTTCGATTTCAAACCTTGGGATGACTCAACTCGTTCATCTATCGAAAGAATCTTAGACAACTATCGCTCTCCTGGATCGGCCATCGGTAAGGTGGTCTCCAAGAAAGAAGAGAGTTACTCTTCTCTCGATGATTTCAACTTCGATAATGAGCCAGCTCCTAAAAAAGAAGCAGCTAAACCAAAGCCGGTCGAAGAAGAAACGAGCTCGGATGACGGTGATGATCTCAATGATTTCTTAAAAGGTTTAGATCTCTAATCAATGCAATTAACTGACAACTTAAAGTCAGAGATTGCCGATAGAGTCCAAGCGATTCTTCTCAGAACTCACAGACTTTCCGACAGGTCTCGCTTGAAACAGATGCATCAAAGACTGAACTTCGCATGTCCATATTGCGGAGATTCAGTCGATGATGAAAGAAAAAAGAGGGGCAATCTCTATTGGGAGAGCCTCTCTTTTCACTGTTTTAACTGTGGAAAACACAGAGACGTAGATTCTTTTCTTAGAGACTTTGAGGAAGGCTTCGAAGGAGAACAGAGGATTGAGCTCGTAAAACTCGTAAGAGAGAAGAAGAAATACGAGGTCTCCAACATGATCAAGTTTGACCTCTTTCTAGAGATTGATAACTTATCAATACCTCGAGATGAACTATATCGATCTCTGAACGTCTATCCCATTAATGATAGAACTCGCAGAGCATACGCATATCTCAGAAGCCGACTTCTTACCGGCAACCTCGATCGATTCGGCTTTGATCCGAGAAAGAACCTCCTCTACGTCTTTAATCCTGATACTTCCGGTGATAGAGTCATCGGCTACCAAGTAAGGAACCTCGGTGATGGCGATGCTAAATATCTCAGCTACAATCTGGAGAGGATGTATAAGAGGCTGAACAAGACTCTAGAGATTCCTCCTGAAAAAATGGATGCTCTGAACAAGATCTCAATGTTGTTTGGTATCCTCCATCTCGATTTTGCAAGAGACTTTACCGTCTTTGAAGGGCCCATAGATGCAATGTTCATGAAGAACTCAATCGGCCTCACAGGAGTCAGAAAGAACGTCGAAGATTTTGATGAGCTAGATTCAGTAAGATACTTCTTTGATAATGATAGAGAAGGTAAAAGAAAGATCATTGAAAAGATGAAGATGGGCAAGAAAGGCTTTCTCTGGCAGAAATACATATCAGATAACAGGTTGACTCGTCATAGGATCAAAGATCTCAACGACTTGGTCAAGGTCTGCTACCGAGAAGAAAACAAACAGGCTTTGAACACTATAAACTTATATTTTAGTGATAACCCTAGAGACATCATCTATGTATAAAGAAAGAGAAGTGATGGAAGAACTCGATAAATTTTTTGAAGACGATGAAAAGAGCAAGAAGAAGTATAAGATGCTTCTCAGATTTGCCGCTGCTTCTACTTATGGAGGCAAAGGCTTCTCTCTTCCTCCGATAGAAAAGAAGAAAGTAAAAAAGAAAGTGGTGAGAATTCACCGTAAAGAAAAAGACAACGATAACATCTTCTGATGAGCGAAAAAGTAATAGAAGACAAAATACAAGAGCTTGATGACAAGCTAATTAGCGACAGAGAAAAATGGAGCAAGAGGATCTTGGAGATGATCCAAGGTCTAAAGCAGATGGATCAGCTGGTAGATTCTCAAGTCAACATGCTCTCCTACAGACACATGTTGGTCGATCACATCACTGAGATCCAAGCTCTCATCTATAAGAAGAAATCAATCTACGAAAACAAGTACAAAGAAAAGTACATCGAATATAGCACAACTGGAAATTTGAAGTTGAACGGAGGAGAGAAAGACAGGTTCGTAAAATCTGATCTATCAGCTATCCAACGTCAAATATCCCTGTTAGAGTCACACCTCGATTTCTATCGAGAATGTATCAGAACTCTAGACAACTCGGCCTTTGCAATTAGAAATAGAATAAAACTCGCAGAGGACGATTTCTAAAAAATAAAGAACAATGGAGATTAGACTATCAGAAGATAAAAAATTTCTAATCATTGATGAATGCACTGAACTCGAATATGAGCAGATGCGTCTCTCTCTGACCAAAAGAATTGAGGGCTGGAGGTTCCACCCGCTGGTCAAAAAACGTCTCTGGGACGGCTACATTTCTTACATTAAGGGAAATAAGATCCCATCAGGACTCTGGAAAGAAGTCATGGAGATCGGTCAAGAATACAATTTCGAGATCAAGGTGCAAGGTGTGAAGAAGATCTTCGACGAGGAGATCAAAGAAGAAGATTTCACCAAATGGGCTACCGATTTCTTCGCCAAGCACCCTAAGTTCCAACCGAGAGACTATCAGATCCAAGCAGCTTTCAGAATCTTAAAATATCGTAGATGCTTGGCTGAATTAGCCACATCAGCAGGTAAGACCCTGATCAGTTTTATGGTCGTGGCCTATCTGCTAGAAGTCCTCAAAAAGAAGCGGATCCTTTTTATCGTACCTAACGTCTCTCTGGTCATCCAGGCCACAGAAGATTTCGATGAATACAACCTCAAAGATAGAATTCCTCTGAAGGTCCAGCAGATCTACGCAGGAGCCAAGATCAAGAAGAGCTCTAACATCGTGGTCGGGACTTACCAATCGCTGGTGAAGAAGCCCGCAGATTATTTTGCTGAATTTGATGTGGTGATGGTCGATGAGACTCATAAAGCCAAGTCTCTTTCCATCAGGACTATCCTCGATCAGTGTTGGCACTGCGATTACAGGTTCGGTTTGTCAGGAACTATTCCCAAGAAAGGGACTATTGATAGACTTACTCTCATGGCCTGCACCGGACCTCTGATCACCAACGTCAGCGCTTCTTTCCTTCAAGAACAGGGCCACGTCTCTCCTTGTAAAGTGATGATCATTGAAATGGATTATGCTTCAGAGGAGCAGAAAGAGAGCTTCTATTTTCTATCTCGAACCCCCGAAGATCGAAAGAACCTCTTCAATCTAGAACAGAACTTCGTAATATCTTCCGAGAAGAGGAGAAAGTTCATTCTCGATGTCATAGCCAAGACCAATCATAATAGCTTGGTCCTCTTCTACAGAATTGAACAGGGAGAGGCTCTTTACAACTCTCTGCGGCAGATTCCTGGAAAGGAAGTCTATTATGTCGATGGAGGCACTGATAAAGACTATCGAGAAGTCTATAAGAAAAAGATGGAGAACAAAGACAACGTGATCCTCGTGGCTAGTTACGGTACCTTTTCGACCGGTATTTCGGTCAAGAGGATCCACAATATCTTCCTCACGGAGAGCTTTAAGTCTGAAGTCATCATCAGACAATCAATCGGTCGTGGTCTTAGAAAACATGAGAGCAAGAACATGCTAAACATCGTGGATTTCGTAGATGACATGAGATACACCGCAGACAGCAGGGTCTATAAGAATTACCTTTATCGCCACGGTGAGGCCCGTAGAGACATCTATCTAGAACAGAAGTTCCCGTATACGATTAAGAACGTAAAATTCTAAAGATATATAGAACAAATTGTCCAAAAATTAAAAAAACAGACATGCAACCAATTCAAAAATTTACAGACTTTCAAACTAAGAAAGCTGAGTCTACACAAGCGATCAAAGAAGCTGATCTTCAAAAAGAATACGGCGAAGTTTTTATGTCACTCCTTAAAAAATACGGAGTGAGTTCTCCAGGTGAACTCGATGACGATAAGAAGAAAGAGTTCTTCAATGAGATCGGAGACTTCTATAAGAAAGGCGAAGGCCAGACTGCTAAAGGCGAAGAGCTCGTTGACAAAGAAGGCGGAGATGCTCCAGTAAAAGAAGAGGAAGGCGAAGCCGAAGAGGAGAAAGAAGAAGAGGAAATCATCGACGATGTCGCTTCTAACGAAAGCAAAGAAAAAGAAAAAGGCGCTGAAGAAATCGAAGAAGACGAAGCCGAAGACATCGAGAAAGAAAAAGTAAAACAAGGCGAACCTGAAAAAGCTGAAGGTGACGTAGAAAAACAACCGGAAGAAGTAACTCCTGCTGCAGATGCTAAAGAAGATCCAGAAGCTGGTAAAGCTGCAGAACTTGTACCGGATGAGGACACTGCTAAGGAAATTGAGAAAAAGAAAGTAGAAGACGGTAAGCCTGAGAAAGCGGTTATGGACTTCGATTCTTTTGTGAAGAAGATGTCTGTTAATGAAGGCAACGTTAATGAGGGATATTATTCTTCATCTGACATTAAGAAATTAAAAGATTTTGCAGAAGACATGTCTAGAGAAATCATCGACGATTACCAAGACAATCGTAAATTTGACGAAGATGAATTTACCCCTGAAGCACTTTTTGATTACATATCAGAATGGGGAGAAATGAATGGTATGAAAGCAAAGGAAGTTATAGACGAATTTAGATGGCAAGAAATGACAGATGAATTAGGGCTACCTCGCTCATACTAAACTAAAATAAAATCAGAACAGTGAAGCACGTAAAATTATTCGAACAGTTCATAGACCTTAGAATTAATGAGGCTATGAAAGTAAATCCTACCGGAGATCGTTTTGGCTCTTATGATTTGGAGGCAGCGGGTGTAGAAGTGCCTAATTTTCGCATAGATTTAACAAGTCTTAGGAATCGGAGATTAGAGATCATCGAAAAGTTCCGTAACATAACTTCTCTTCGAAAAGCTTTGATAGTTGATCCGACCCTTTCAATCGACAAGAAAAAGATCGAAAAAGATCTTGAAAATGCAGTAAAAGCCTTTAATGCTGATTCTAAAAAAGCTTACCAAGAATTTGAAAAAGTTCTCAAAGCAGTAAAATTTCCGGATGATGCAAAATTTACAGTAGAATTTGAGGTAGATCCTAAAGGAGAGTTTTTTCCATCATATTCTGAAGCATTCATGGATTTTGATCAAAAAGATCCTGTGAAACTTTTCATGGCGTGGATCAAACCTACCTACTATTATCTTGCGCCGAGAAAGAGAAATGAACAGAGATGGCGCACAGCATCGAGTTGGGCAGGCATGATTGAGGGTCGAATTGATCCAGGATTTTTAAAAACTGCTGTTGTTCCGCCTATTCTTGATAGAGATTTTATTCTAATGAATTTTCTCAATTCAAGTAATACTCTCGATCGATAGAGTTGAAACTTTTAATTTACATAAATCTATAAAGGGAGGGGCTAAAGCTTCTCCCTTTTTTATATGCTAAACAAGGATCTTAACAAGAGAAAACTCAAATACGAATTTCTAAGAGACGGTTCTGTCATCATCGATAATTTTCTCGTACCTGAACAAGCTGATAGAATCTTCAACCACTTCAACGAGGGAATGCCCCAATGGTGGTGGTCAGTGAGCACTCGACCCTCTCCTGACGGAGAGAATAAAATGCATAACTGCTACTATTCCGAAGACAACGCTGATCTCATTGCTGAGAAAGAATCTGCAGCTCGTAAGGCTTTTGCAAATTCTCAATTCTCTTACATTTTTCGAAGAACTCTCAACGATCACGTTGAAGGCTGTAACTGTGTAGAGTGTGAGCTTAGGAGCTACTTAGCTACTTCGGAAGTCCACCAATTCATTACTCAGATCACTGACATTCCAGTCTCCAGCAGCAACGAGCTTTTCGCTTCTTGGTATAGCATCGGAGACTTCCTTTCGACTCACAGCGATGGTCCTAACGGCCAGATGGGCTTTGTCTATAACATTTCTCGAGGCTGGCGTCCGGAATGGGGAGGAATGCTTCATTTTCTAAAGCAGGGAGATCCTAACGGTGTAGAAAAAGTCATCTCTCCTCGATACAATTCTCTGATACTTTTCGATCTCTCAACATCTGCGGGCACTGATCACTTCGTCTCTCATGTGAATGCACCTTCTTACGCTAAAAGGCTTTCATTCACTGGCTGGTTCAGCTAAAACAGTTTCTAAAGTGGATCTTTTTTACTAGATTTGTCTATGATGCTTCAGGAGATATATCTGCACGATCCGTGGAAAATGCTAGTAGGATGTATCCTTTTGAACCAGACGACGAGAACCCAGGTCGACAGCGTAAGAGAAGATCTCTTTTCTTTCTGGCCTGATCCCATAGAAATGGCTTCAGCCGATCCAGAAGAGATCGCTAGAGTAATAAAACCTCTAGGGCTCTATAACAGGAGAGCTCGTACTCTTATTAAATTCAGTCGAGAATGGACAGAGAAAGATTGGAAAGAACCCATAGAGCTCCACGGCATCGGCCAATACGCTCAAGACTCTTGGGAGATCTTTCAGAAGAACAATTACGAGATCCAGCCTACTGACAAAGAACTCATCGGCTATCTGAGGAGCTTGAATAAATAAAAGATATGATAGGGAACATACCAGAGCTCGACAAGCTTTACCGAGAAAGAGGCCAGACTTTTCTACAGGACCTCTTCGATTCTTATGTGATAGTCTCTGAGAAGATCAACGCCTCAGACTTCTATGTCATGAGAGAAGGTTCTTCTCTGTGTTATTTTAAGAAAGGTGAAGAAAAGATCAATCTCATCGATCGTACTCTTGCCCTCTTTTACGAGAAAGGCATCAAACACTTCGAAGATCTTCCGATGGACGTGAAGCTCAAAATGCCTGAAGACTGGCTCTTCGGCTTCGACTATTTTCCTGGTGAGACTTCCATCTATGGCAAAGTTCCTCCATCAGGTTTGATCCTCAGCAGGATCATGATCAAGAATCCTCAAAATACGAGAACTCTAAAGACAGTGGAAGATCCACGAGTACTCTCTGACTGGGCTCATCGCTTAGGAGTCTCTGAGAATCCTCCGCTCTTCGCTGGAAAATTAGACGATGAAAGAAAGAAAAAGATCCTTGAATTTCTAGCGGTTCCTAAAGACGAGCTGGAGGAAATAATCGGTACCGATTCTTTTTTCAGATATCTCTTCAGCATATTAGATCCCAAAGGCTATTACACATATCGTCCTCTTCTGGCCGGTGATGATGAGACAGTCTTCGATTCTCTCATCTTCAAGTTCGTAAAGCCTGGTGGAGAATCAATAGTCACTGCCAAGATAGTCGACCCCTACATGAAGTCTCTCTACAAAAAAGAGGCGAGCAAACGTAGATCCACCGATTCAGTATCGATACTCCTCTTAGACTTGTTAGAGTTTTTAGAGACTCACGGCATCAAGTCTGAAATGGCTCTAGGAGAATTTCCAGACGAAAAGTATCTCACTCTCGTCTGCTCCATCTACAACGATTACATGGAGAAGAGAGAATCAGACCTACAAGGTTTGAATTTCGAGACTCGGGATTTTGCCAAGAATGCTGAACATTCTCTGAACGTAGAGATGATTCCAAACGAAAAGACTCGAGAGATCATCGAAAAATCTGGTAACAACGAAAAGATTTTCCAGATCTTCCTCAACTGTCTTAGGAAGAAGAGAGACCCCGAGAGATCTAACGATGTTCTCACACCGCTGGTCATCCAAGACCTTAACAAGTTGATAAATAAGATCAAGGAGATCACTCATCAAAAAGAAGCTTCAGGGTTTAAGACTTTCGGAGACTATCTGAACGATAAGCGTGTCATGGAAGGCATTTTCATCGAAGAAGTCGATAAGTCTCTCATATCAGAAGAAATAAAAATAGAGCTTAAATGAACGCTCAGGAAATAAAAGCAGCTGTAGACGCTGGCAAAAAGGTCTACTGGAGCAACAAAGGTTACCAAGTAGTCAAGGCGAAAGGCGATTACATGATCAAAGCAGCTAACGGCCACATGATCGGTCTCACCTGGGAAGACGGGAAGACTCTCAACGGTAAAGAAGCAGACTTCTTCGTAGGCGAGAGCAATTCACCAATGAATCTAAAAACACATAGCATAATGAAGCACTTAAAACTCTTCGAACAGTTCATCAATGAAGCCAAGAAATTTCCAGACGCCTTCTCGGTGTTAGATTTTTTCGGCGGCGCATTACCGAACGATTATAATAAAGCTCATGCGGCTGCCAAGAAAGCTGGATATGATCTACCAACTTCTCTATACGATGAAGCTGCCCACATGGCTCAAGACGGAGAAAATGAAAATCTCCACGAAGGCCGCATCGCCCTCAACCACGTTTATGCTAACGCTCCAGTTCGTAATAAGGTTCTCGAAATCTTAAGAAACGGCAGAGTCGCAGAACAGGATTTCATGGATGCAGTCTCTAAGGCTGGAGCTCCTACGAAGTGGATCAGCCGTAACTCTCACTTTTTCAAAGTTGAAGAAGAGGACGGTATAAAATACTATTCTTTGACTAAGAGCGGCCATGTGATCATGAGCGCCCTCAACGAATCCGAAGTTCTTGAAATTTACGAAGAATTCGGCTTAGAAGAAAACCTCATCGTCGATCCACTCGATCTCACTAAAGACTTTTTCTATGTGAGCATCAACGGTAAAGTCTACGGCTACCAGGCTAAGCCAGGTGGGAACATTGAAGACGTGGCCACTACTTTCAAGAAGATGCTCAAGTATTCAGCTGGCAAAGCTCTAGCATGGTTAAAGAAGAACACTGAACTTGCACTAGGCGCAGGCGGTTCTGGTCCTCTTCGTGAAAAGAACGATGAAAAATATATTGCATACATAGACGATAGAAGAAAACCGGGAGGATCTGATAAAGAAATTAAAAAAGACTATAATTTAGATGTTGAAGATAGAACTTCATCAGGTTTTTCTATCGTAGGATCTAAAGAAGACATTGAAGCTTTTGTCGAAGATTACAGCATCATTTTAGATGATGAAATTCAAGTTAAAAGATAACAAAAAGCAAAGATGCCAGCACGTTCAATAGCACAACAACGGCTCATGGCTCAAGCTTATGCTCTTAAAAAGGGTGATCTTGATCCATCTGATATCAATCCCCAGTACAGAGACGAGATAGAAGATCTCTCTCAGGGAATGACCCAGAAGCAGCTGAAAGATTTTGCAGCCACAAAACACAAAGGCTTGCCTAACAAAGTAAAGAAGAAGGACGAGTCGATGGCTACTCCATCTAATGTCAATGGAATGGGAGCTGTCTCTTTTTCAGGAGATCCAGGAGATCTCACGTCATTTCCTACTCAAAGAACAGGATCCGGAGACGTACCGGCTTCTCGCAAAAGATTAAAAACAAAGAAAGATATGAAAATAGTAAAGATGTTTGAAGAATTCGTCTTTGAAGCTTTCATCGATGATCCAGGAGTTAAAGCAAGCATCGCTGAATTCTACGATCTCCAGAATGAGATTAAGAGAATGGAAGCCGAGCTTGAAGAAAAGAAGCTCGCATTCAAGCAGTTCGAAGGAGAAGTCAAGCCGATGCTTGATGGAATGAAAGAAGTCGGCGATAAGTTGGCTGAGACTGAAGGGTTCGTGATCAAGGTCTCCCGCTTCGGTGGAGAGAGAAAAGATGCATCCTACAAGACTGCTTTTGAAAACGCTCTCGGTAAAGTAAATGCGGCAACTCGTAGAGTTCTTGAAGAGGCTCTCGAAGCAAGCAAAAAAGTCACTCAGGTAAAGCACAGCTTCTCCATCGATAAAGTGGTTGTAGCAGAAGCTTCAATCTTTGACAAGATCAAGAATGCCATCAAGGGAGCGATCAACAAGCTTCTCGGAGTCTTCAAGAAAGAATCGAAGACTATCGATGATGCTAACAAAGATCTCAAGAAACTCGTATAAATAACATGCTAACAAAACAAAAAATATGAAATACGTAAAACTTTACGAAGACTTCATCGTTTCTCTCTCTTCTGAACGTATAATTGAGAATAAGGGAACAATGAAAGTATATGAGGCTGGCAATTTTCTCTTCGATAACAAAAATGCTGCCCAAAAATATATTGATCTCTTGAAGAAATTAACGTTTGAATATAATACAGGAAATAGTAGACTTTATTCTAGGGGGCCGATTGACGATGCGTTTAATGTAGAAGAGCTTACGATTAATGCAGATTCAATTCAAGAAGGGCTTGATAGCGCAAGAGTTGATGAAAATTACTATAGAGACTTACAAAAGAGAATCGCCAACACACCTTCTCCAGTTCCTGCAGACATTTTAGCCGAAGCAGAAAACATACTTGCGCCATTCATAAAACATTTTTCTGTTGAAGCTGACTTCAAATTCGCAGGTACAAATTCTAAGGCACCTTCGCTTCGATTAGCGCTTTACGAGAATTATCCTAATTCAGATTACAGAGAATATGCAATGCCTGGTAGGTTTTTGAATGAGAAAGACGCTAAACAAGCTTTAAACTTCGCTATGAAAAATGCAATTGCGTATCCTTTAGATAAAGACCCCTTCGGGCAAACTCACTTTTCTCTTGATAAATTATCGCCTCGTACCTCACGCTCGAAATTCGAAATGCTCGATCATGAACAATTACTTGATCTAGCAAAATCTAGCAGATCGAAAAGCGTGATAGATGCAGTTGAGGAATTCATCTCTTTTCGAAAGTCTCTTGAGGGTTGGCGTTGATTTCAATCACCACCTGCTTGTCGAGATACCAGCAAGGTTTTCGCGCTAGGACGGAGAGATCCCTGAGACGTGTTGGAATTGTGAATACAAAAGAGGACCTTAAAAAGTCCTCTTTTTCTTTGAAACACTTTTCTTTCGTGCACTATAATCTAAGCAAAAGAAAGAAATATGGCAAACATTGACAACAGCTGTTCTCAATTAGAGATCGAAAATTTGCACAGTTCCTCTAAGGACACACTCGGAGACATCCTCAACACTCAGGCGTACACTCAGAAAGAGATTTACGGGTGGGATTTTGAGAACATGACTCTTAGAGATCTTATGGGATTCTGGCACATGAACAACCACGCTCTCCTTGATGAGATTCACGAAGCTACAGACGCTCTCGGTGGCATTAAAGACGGTAACGGAAGCGCTATCTGGAAAAGGTGGAAGAAGGCTTACTCAACTTATTCAGACATTAAGTTCTCAGATCTTTCAGAGAATGATCAATTAGAATGTAAGTTCGAGATTATAGACATCTTGCATTTTTTCATGAACATGGCCGTATCAGTAGGAATGACACCCCAAGAAATGTACAACATGTATATGAGCAAGAACAAAGAGAACATCGATCGCCAAAAAAGAGGCTACTGATGAGAAACTATTTAGAGATGAGAGATAAAATAAAGATATGCTGCTTGATGTACAACAGAGAGGGACGAACCTTACAATTTCATATTACGACAAAGAAGGCAACACTAACTACAAACAGTATAAAGTAAGCCAAGTCGCCAACTGGGAAGTCTGTGAAGAAAGAGACAAGAACAAATCAGATAAATTCAGAAACTGGGACGGCCGACCAGTCAAAAGAACGGCTTCAAAATCACTAGACAAATACTCTCTCATCCAATTCATCGATGAGCTATCCTTTGAGGAAACTGAAGAGATATTTGGTTACAACTTACCAAAGACCTATTTTGTAGATATCGAGGTTGAAGTCAAGGACGGCTTCCCTGAAGCCGATAGAGCAGATACACCGGTCACTACCATAGCAATAGTTACACCAAACGCACAAGCGATTGTTTTGGCTACTGGAGATCTTCCCCAAGATCAACAACAGAAGATTCAAAATGATGTCGATGACTATTTCAAAGACACAAATACGAGATTTAGTTTTGTCTATAAGAAATTTGATTCAGAATACGATCTTCTCTATACATTCTTCAAATCTTTCGTTTCAAAGTTTCCAATGATCACAGGTTGGAACTTCATTAACTTTGACTGGAAATATCTTGTCAATCGAGCTTCCAAGCTAGCAATAGATCCAGCAATATCAAGCCCAGTCGGAGAACTCTGGGGAAAGGAAAATCTCCCTCTTCACGTAGGAATGATGGACTACTTGGAACTCTATCGAAAATGGGATCGTTCAGATTTTATCAAAGAAAACTTTACTCTCGATTCTACAGCCGAAGCAGTAGTTGGATTGAAAAAAATCAAGTATAGCGGTACCATCCAAGATTTGTACGAAAAAGAATATACAAAATACGTCTATTACAACGTGGTAGATACCTGTCTCGTATATCTCATCCATCAGAAATTGAGAACGATGGATATTGCATTGACTATTGCTACTATGTGTAGGATTGGAATTTACAAAGCAGCTTCACCGGTCGCAATTACTGAATCGATGCTCTGCCGAAAATTCTTAGCTCAGAATAAAGTAATGGCCAGAAACTTCGTTGAAGATTCAAGAAAAGACACACAATATACTGGAGCCTATGTAAAAGCTCCTGTCGTAGGAATGCACAGAGCAGTTGCCTGCTTTGACTTTGCTTCTCTATATCCATCGATCATGAGGCAGATCAATATCAGCCCTGAATCTTTCATCAAGAAGATCGATCCTGTCGAAGCTCTGAAAGAAAAATCTCCTGATAAGATCGTATCGGTAACAGGTGCCATCTATAAGAAGGATGATTCTATTCTCAAGAACATCTTGACAGAGCTCTACACAAATCGAAAGGTCTACAAAGGAGAATCTAAGAAGTATCAAGTCGAAGCTGAAAAATTAAGAGAAGAAATTAAGAACATAAAAAACGAGCTATGATTTCTACTTCCGCGAGGGGCATCCCAAAAATATATAGAACAACTAAGCAGATATGTGACAACACGTATCAAAGACTAGTTCCGTCCTCTTCGAAAGATGGAGGATTTTTTTATCACGTAAAAACAATAAATCGACTATAAAATGGAGAAAATTCTGATTGAAGAACCTAATCGTTTCGTGCTTTTCCCAATAAAGCACCACGATATCTGGCAAATGTACAAGACACACCAAGCTGCTTTCTGGACCGCTGAAGAGATTGATCTAGCTCAAGATCTTACTGATTGGAGAGAAAAGTTAAATGCAGACGAGCAGCATTTCATTAAACACGTCCTTGCATTCTTTGCTGCATCTGACGGTATCGTTAATGAAAATCTAGGAGTCAATTTTCTTTCAGAAGTACAATACGCAGAAGCTCGCTGTTTTTATGGCTTTCAGATCATGATCGAGAACATACACTCTGAAGTGTATTCGCTTCTCATCGATACTTACATCACTGATTCAGCAGAAAAGGACTTTCTGTTCAATGCCCTTGAAAACGTGCCAGCTGTAAGCAAAAAGGCGGAATGGGCTCTTCGTTGGATTAACAGTCCCCATTTTGTCGAGAGACTCATCGCTTTCGCAGCAGTCGAAGGTATTTTCTTCTCAGGCAGTTTTTGTTCCATCTTCTGGTTAAAGAAAAGAGGGTTGATGCCAGGTCTTTCTTTCTCTAATGAACTTATTTCTAGAGACGAAGGAATGCACACAGATTTTGCATGTCTTCTCTATCGCAACCACATCGATAACAAATTGTCTAGAGAAAGAGTGCTTGAGATCTTAGACTCAGCTCTTACCATCGAAAAAGAATTCATCACTGAAGCTCTTCCAGTCAGACTTATTGGAATGAATTCTGACCTCATGAAGCAGTACTTAGAATTCGTTACTGACAGACTTCTCGTCTCACTAGGTTATGAGAAAGAGTACGGATCTAAGAACCCTTTCGATTTCATGGAGAACATCGCTCTCGAAGGAAAAACTAATTTCTTCGAAAAGAGAGTAGGAGAGTATCAAAAGGCTGGAATTCTTAACAAGGCGTCAGAGAACGAGACATTCTCATTTGACACAGATTTCTAAAAAATAAAAAGACAATGCAGGTAATTAAGAGAGACGGGAGCCGAGAGCTCGTGAAATACGATAAAATCACTATCAGAATCAGAAAACAGACGTATGGGTTGAACTCAGACTATGTGGACGCTTTAGAAGTCGCGAAGAAAGTCATTCAAGGAGTTCACGATGGAGTGACCACTATAGAGTTGGACAACTTGGCAGCAGAAACTGCTGCTAGCATGACATCTCTCCATCCAGATTATTCGATACTCGCTTCTAGAATCGCCGTCACTTCTCTTCATAAGAGCACGAAGAAGTCTTTTTACGAGACTATCAAAGATCTCTATGAATATGTCGATCCTAAAACGGGAGAAAATGCCGGAATGATCAGCGATGAAGTCTTCAAATTCATTGAGAAGAACAAGAACGCGATAGAAGAAGCGATCGATTATAACCGAGATTTTAACTATGATTATTTCGGTTTCAAGACTTTAGAGAAAAGCTACCTCTTGAAGACCAACGGTCTTCCTGCGGAAAGGCCTCAGCACATGTTGATGAGAGTGGCATGCGGAGTTTGGTACAACAGTTTGAAAGAAGCTTTAGAGACTTATGAGCTTCTCTCACAAGGTCTCTTCACTCATGCAACACCTACCCTATTCAACGCTGGAACCAAGAGACCTCAGTTGTCTTCATGCTTCCTTCTCATGATGAAAGATGATTCTCTAGAAGGAATCTATAAAACTCTTGCTGATAGCGCTATGATTTCTAAGAATGCAGGAGGGATAGGTATTCACATTCATAATGTCAGAGCTAAAGGATCTTACATTAAAGGGACTAACGGAACTTCTAACGGCCTCATACCGATGCTTAAAGTCTTCAACGAGACTGCTCGATATGTAGATCAAGGAGGAGGAAAGAGAAAAGGCTCAATAGCCGTTTATTTAGAACCTTGGCACGCTGACGTGATGGATTTTCTAGATCTTAGAAAGAATCACGGTAAAGAAGAAATGAGAGCCAGAGATCTTTTCTTAGCTCTTTGGATTCCAGATCTCTTTATGCAACGCGTAGAAACTGACCAAGACTGGACTCTTTTCAGTCCTAGTGAGGCACCTAATCTCCACGAGAAATACGGTGAAGAGTTTGAAGCTCTCTACACGCAATACGAACAAGAAGGTCGTGGCAGAAAAACCGTTAAGGCTCGTGAGATATGGCAAAAGATTTTGGAATCTCAGATTGAGACTGGAACTCCTTACATGCTCTACAAAGACTCTGCTAATAAAAAGAACAACCAGAAAAATCTAGGAGTTCTTCACGGCAGCAATCTCTGCACAGAGATCATGGAATACACCAGCGCGGATGAGACAGCTGTATGTAACCTTGCTTCAATTGCTCTTCCGAAATACATTGACTATCCTACGACTAGAAAACAAGACAAGTCTAAGAGGAGCTTTAACTTCCAACGACTCTATGAAGTAACATATCAGATTACTAAAAACTTGAACAGAGTTATCGATGTCAATTACTATCCGATACCTGAAGCTAGAAATTCTAACATGAGACACCGTCCTATCGGAATCGGTATCCAAGGTCTGGCTGATATGTTCGCCCTTTTAGGATTGCCTTTCACTTCTGAGGAAGCCAAAAAGATGAACAGAGAGATATTTGAGACTATTTACTTTGCTTCTCTCACTGCTTCTAAAGATTTGGCGAAGAAGGAAGGGAAATATGAATCTTACGAAGGAAGCCCTATTTCTCAAGGAATTTTCCAATTTGATATGTGGGGAGTAACTCCTACTGTTCGTTGGGATTGGGATGGCTTAAAGAAAGAGATCATGAAACATGGTGTTAGAAACTCTCTTCTCTTGGCTCCAATGCCTACTGCATCTACTGCGCAGATCTTAGGAAATAATGAAGCTTTTGAAGCTTTCACTTCCAATCTTTACAAGAGAAGAACTCTCGCAGGAGAATACACAGTGGTCAATAAGTATCTCGTAGAAGATCTTATCGATAGAGGAATGTGGGGAGAAGAGATGAGGTTGAGACTCATTGCTCACAAGGGATCTGTACAGAACATCACAGACATTCCCGAAGACCTCAGAGAAATTTACCGCACAGTTTGGGAAATGAAACAGAAGGACATAATTGATATGTCGGCTGACCGTGGAGCTTTCATTTGCCAGAGTCAGAGCTTGAATCTCTTCATTGAGAATTGTAACCCTGCTAAATTGACATCAGCTCACTTCCACGCTTGGAAGAGAGGTCTAAAGACGGGCATGTACTATCTCAGAACTAAGGCTGCAATAGAAGCTTTGGCTGGACTAGGAATAGATATGGAGGCTTTGAAGAAAGCTTCTACTTCGACCGCACATCCAGCTGATAAAGTTGAAGTTACGACGGACATGGCTGAAGCTTTGGCTTGCTCCCTCGATAACCCTGAGGCATGCGAAATGTGTAGCGGATAAAAAAATGTTGAAACTTTTTTTCTGGTTTCAATAGAAATATCTAAATTTGTCTAACAAAAAAAATCAATATGAGTACATTTCAAAAGATTCAGGAGCTCATTAAAGCAACTGAAGATGACGTGGATAAATTCTTCGTCAAAGGCAACAAGGCTGCTGGAACTAGAATCAGAAAAGCGATGCAAGAGTTAAAAGGTCTTGCTCAAGAAATGAGACTAGAAGTCCAGAATTCTAAGAAGGAAACAGACGCCGCTGATAAGAAATAATTTTGTTCATACGAGTGTTAAAGGCCCGAACGTAAGTTTGGGCTTTTTTTTGCTAAACGTGAAACTCTGGTCATTTTTTCAATAAAAATACTAATTCAAACTATTTCAAAAAATGGAACTCAAAATCAAAAAAATTAACGGGGTCGAATTTCAGACCTTTGTGAAGAAGCTTTTATCGATCGATAAATTCATCTTCATGAAATTGGCTGCAGATCAAGTAACCTCTTCCGTCTATCTTCCACAGAAAGACGCCGTCAAGTTCACCACAGTAAAGACCGCAGAAATGTTCGAGCTTGAAGAAGCACCAGCAGCTCCTATCAAGATCTCGTTCTTCAACGGCAACAAAGTAATTGATGCTCTATCTTTCTTCGGTGAAGAAATTTCAGCAAAAGTATCTTACCAGAAAATCGGAGATGATCTAGTAGCTACAGACTTTACTGTAGAAGATGAAAATCTGAAGATCAATCTTTACTGTGCAGACCCAAGCTTGAACTTCATGGAAATGACCGATGACGAAATCAAAAGAGCATTCGGAGCAACCGGTAAAGTTTTCAGCTTTGAACTTCTTACAGTCCATGTGGATAAGATGAAGTCTCTCTTCAAACTCGAAGATGATAGAGAACTCTTCAAATTCAAAGTATCTGAAAAAGGAGTACATGTATCCGGTGACAGATATGATGCAGTCCTCACTCACCAGGTCGAAATTCACAATGAAGAGATGACAGAAGTCAGCATGTATAAAAAATACATTCCGATCTTAGACAAAGAGAACTATAAAGTGGTTGTTTGCGAGAACAAAGCCATTTTTAAATCTCTAGACACTAACACAATTCTTACCGTAGCTCTCGCCATCGTAGATGACAATGAGTAAAAGAGAAAAGCTAGAAGAATTACAAGAAAGATTGGCTCAGGTAGAGTTCGAAGCTCAGAAATACTATAACTTTGAACAGGCCGTAAAGCTCATGCTGAACTCTATCTACGGAGCATTCGGTAACGAGTGGTTCTATTTTTTCAATGTTGATATTGCTGAAACCATCACTTTGCAAGGTCAGGATGCGATCCTCTATACTGAAAAGATGATCAATAAGTACTTTCAGGAGTACTGGACCAAAGACAAAGAGGTGCATGAAAAAATGGGAATTGAAATCACGGGTCAGATCAAAAAGCCTATGGTCATTTACATTGATACTGATTCATGTTATTTGAGCTTTCAGGAAGTTTTAGAAAACTGTACGTGGAAAGGAGATGAAAAAGAATTCGTACTTAAGTTGTACGAATACCGTCTCTCCAGCTTCAATGTTAAAGTTCTTGAAAAATATGCAAAGGATCTCAACGCAGATAATTTTCTTGATTTTGAGATGGAATCCATCGCTAAGAATGCCATCTGGTTGGCCAAGAAAAAATACATGCAGAACATCGTTTGGAAAGATCCTAATCTGCATTATGAGCCTCTTACAAAAATCAGCGCTAAAGGGTTTGAGATCATTCAATCAAGTACTCCTCTCTTTGCTAGAAATAAGCTGAAAGAAGTTCTCAAATTCATATTTTCTGTGGAAAAAGTCGAGCTCAGTGATCTTGTCAATCTACTTAAGAAATTGAAAAGAGAATTCAAGTTGGCTAATACTGAACATATTACTTTCAACGTTAGGATTAACAACTATCGAAAATACGTTCTTTCAGATTATGATCATTTTGAGATTGCTTCAGGGTGTCCCATCCATATCAGAGCTGCAGGTTACTACAACTATCTCTTGAATAACAGCAAATACAAGAATCGTTATAAGACTTTGACGGACGGTGAAAAGATCAAATACTACATCAGTAAAGACAAGACTTGTAACGTCTTTGCTTTTCCTCCAGGAGATTTTCCCGTGGAATTTGCTCCTAGCGTAGATCATGATCTGCAATTCGAAAGATGCATTGTCGATCCTATCAATCGAGTCATTGATGCAATGGGTCTAGGTAAATTAGATCGGAATCTTGTTTATTCTGCTTCTGTTTTTTAGAATGAAACAAAAGCTTTCTTTTCACTACAATAATCAAATAAAAAACTATGTCTAAGACTTTCACATTCGAAGACCTGAACAAAGAGCTTTCTAAAATATCTACATTCGGAGATACTTTAGACAAGAGCGAAGTAAGTACGGTTGATCATCATATCAGCACCGGTAACTATGCTCTTAATGCAGCTCTTACCGGTTCAGTTTGGGGCGGATTCCCCAATAACAGATCAGTAGCCATCGCAGGACCTTCAGGCACCGGAAAGACTTATCTGATCTTAAATGCAGTTAGAGAAGCTCAAAAACTAGGCTACTCTATCATCTACTACGATTCTGAGAACGCTGTAGATAGAAGCCTTACAGATAAATTCGGTATCGATCCTGCTAAGCTTCGTTACGAACCCTGTAACACTGTCCAGGAATTTAGATCTAGCGTCACTAACTTGACCAAAGCAATGTTAGAAGCTAAGAAGAAAGGATCAGAGCTTCCTCGCATCATGGTGATCCTGGATTCTGCAGGTAACCTCGCAACTCAAAAAGAAATCGATGATGCAGCATCCGGCTCAGATAAATCAGATATGACAAGAGCAAGACTCTTGAAATCTACTTTCAGAATTTTGATGACGCAAATGGGTATTTGCAAGATTCCTTTTCTCTTTACTAACCACGTCTATCAGACTCAAGATCTTTTTAGCAAGCAAGTTGCAGGTGGAGGAACGGGACCTGAATACGCAGCATCTATTATTCTTTTCTTGAACAAAGCAAAATTAGCAGACGGTAATTCTACAGGAATCATAGTTACTGCAAAGCCTAACAAGAACAGATTCGCAAAACCAACGCCTGTCAAGTTTTGGATAGACTTCAACAAAGGAATGAACCCCTACGTCGGTCTTCAGGAATTTATCAGCTGGGACAATTGCGGTATTCAGAGAGGCAGACTGATCAACGAAAAAGATTTCATGAAGATGTCTGAAAAGGATAAAGAACCTTGTCGTAAACACACATACAAGAACGAAAAAGGTGATGAGGTCACTGTTTACTTCCAGCCTTCTGAAACTGCTCGTAAGCTTTGCGTCAAACACTTGAACGATACAGTAGATTTGAACATGCTTTTCAAACCTGAGGTTATCACGAAAGAAGTCTTAGATCTCTTAGATGAAAAAATAATCAAACCAACCTTCAGTTACGGAGTTGATGAAGAGTTTGATGATGATCCTGAGACTTTTGAAGATTCTGACGAGATAGCTGAAGAACTTACAAAAGAAAATGAGTAACATAAATTGGAACAAAGTCAAAATAAAACACGTTCTCGGGATAGCCAAAGATTTGCCTGGCTATCCTGATGAGCATGATCTACTTTTTCATATCATCAAAGAAGTAGGTAGCCGAAAAGATCCTTCTTTCACTGATGTCCAACTAGCCTCTCAATTAGGAGAGGATAGAGAAAGAATCAGGACTCTTCTAACTTCTCTCTCATCTCAAGGCTACATTAAAATAGGTAAAGTTTCTGAAGAAAAGATGATCGTTAAGGTTGACAACAATCCTTACGTATAACCGGAAACTTTGTCATCTTCGACTATAAAAAAAATAAAATGGATCGTTACGGTGTAGATTTTGAAAAGATTTTTTTCTTGTATTTTCTGAGAAACCCAATTCTCTTAGACAAAGTCTACGAAGGATTTTTCAAGAATCCTGATATTGATCTTTTGGCGAAAGTTTCTAAACAGTTTCTCACAAAATTCTCAGAGACTCCTTCTAAAGAGCAGTTAAAGATTTTGATCAAAGACATCAAAACTAAGAGAAAATTAGATGATGACATTGTAGAAGCAATCTTTCAAACTGACATTAAAGAATATGATGAAGAGTGGTTAAAAAGAACTACTGAGGCCTGGGTCAAGTGGCAGTATTTCGATAGAAAATTGATATCTGTCGTTGAATATGTAAAGCTTCAAGAAGTATCACCTGACAATGTAGAAAATGTTGTCAACCACGCAATCGGTCTTCTTAACCAAGGTTCTCTTTCTTTTGATGAAAAATTCGGCTTAGACTTTTTCTCACCTGAAGATCACCTTCAACTAGAAGGTCAGAAGATTCAATCAGGTCTTACTTTCATCGATAGACTAACTAATGGCGGATATGATCCTAAATCTCTCATTGTTTATGCCGGAGAACAAAACGTCGGAAAATCTATTTGGATGGCCAATGATGCAGCAAATTTTGTGAGGATGGGATATAACACTGTTTATGTTACTGCTGAAATGGCTGCAGTTAAAGTGATGAAAAGAATAGGAGCTAATCTTCTAGGAATTCAGATGTCAGAGTACCAACAAAAAAGTGCAGATAGAGATTTTCTAAAAAGAAGATTAGATAGAATTTCTAACGGTCTCATGCCACCTGGAAAATTATTCGTTAAAGAATTTCCAACGAGCCAAGCCACTGTTCTGGAAATTGAAAACTTTCTCAAGAGTCTTGAAGAGAAGCAAGGGTTCAAATTAAAAGCCATTGTCATCGATTACATCAACATTCTTGCTAACTATAGAAATCCTAACAGCGAAAATACATACTTGAAGATAAAGCAGATAGCAGAAGATCTTAGAGCAATGGCTGTTAGAAATGATTGGTTGATCATAACGGCAACTCAATTAACTAGAGGCGCATGGGACGCAACAGAAGTCACCATGCAAAATATCGCTGAATCTGCCGGTTTGGCCCACACTGCAGATATGATGTATGCTATCATACAAGATCAAATGATGCATGCAGCCAGAGAATACTGGTTAAAAGTCTTGAAGATTAGAGACGGTGAGGGCAAGGGAACTAAATGCAGGTTCACTATAGACTATAACTACATGAAGCTCTCAGAGACTTCAGACATAATTACTAATCAATCATGATAGAAAAAGGGGACACATTTAGAGACGACGAGCTCGATATCGAGAACACCGAACACCTCGAAGAGGATACGAGCCACGAAGAGGTAGGAGAAGTCGACAGCGAAGGTCAGCCTCTACCTCCTTTGAAAGTCAAAGTCGATAAGATTTTCGACAACACTTACGGTGATGTTGAGCCTGATTCTTACACAAGAGTATCATTCACAGTCGACAGCAGCTTTCATTCTTATGAAAATCCTGAAGAGAAGCTCCACGAAAGATTGCTCTTCCAACAAATACACGGTTTGATAGAGAGTTCCAAGTTTTCAGTTCATAACTTGATCGATGAAAATTTGAAACACCGTAAATTGAACAAGCTAGAGATGAACGAAGTCTTTGGATACATTTCATCCAACCTGATCAACATCAGAAGAATAGACATTTTCTCTCATCTGACAGATTATTTTGACATTGCTCCAGCCAAGTTCTATTCTTCTCTATCCAATAAGTACAAAAATGAACTGATCAACGAACTTGACAAGGCTACTAACATCTTGGAGAAGAAAAAGATCAGAAAATTATTTTAAGGGATGAAATTCGAAGAACTACAAGAACATGACGTTCAGCACATGGCTCAAGTCTATTGGGACAGAGACAAAACTTACGATGAAAGAATGGCAGAGCTAAGCTCATTCATCGGTAAGTCTGAACGTACAGTACAAATTTGGCTTTCTAAATTAGGCATCAAAGAGAAGCCTGATCAAGAATCTCCTCAACTAATTGAAGCTAGGAAAAGAGTCTTCGACAAGAAGAAAAAACGCTTCATCATCACCTGGGCGCAGAACGATACGCCGGTTCATGAAGCTTTCATTTCTAACATCGAGGCTTACTCACAAAAGATCAATGCAAGCATACACGTTATCGCAGGCAGATATAAAAATCCGACATCCATTTTTACCGACAAAAATTACGAGACCTGGTCGGAGAGAATAGAGCAGTACTTAGACGCTAATCGTCACGAGATCCATAAACACATGTGGATCATGTCTGACGTAAAGATCCAACCTACTGCAGTGGATCCAATGACTGGACTGCAGGGAATGAGCGGAATCAATTCATGCATTTTCGGCTCTCCGAAAGTTCAGCTAGAAATGATACCTGTTCTTCAGGACTGCATGCCTAAAATGATGATGACGACTGGTGCTTGCACCGAGAAGAACTATACAGATTCTAAATCTGGCAAGAAAGGAGAGTTCCACCATACTTTAGGGTTTGTGATCGTAGAAATAAAAGACGAGGATGTCTTTTTTGCACGCCAAGTCACCGCCGATGTCGATGGTAACTTCCACGACTTGTATTACAAAGTGCAATATGATCTCAATAATAGCTCTTCAGTCATTCACGAGATATCAGAAATTTCTGCACTAATTCTAGGAGACCTCCACTATGGTCACCACGACGAAGAGGTGATCAAGAGAACTCTGCAGATGATGAAAAAGATCAAACCTAATCACGTAGTTCTCCACGATGTTTTTGACGGCATGTCTATTAACCATCACGAGATGAACGATCCTTTTGCACAGTTCAAAAAAGAAATGGACGGGACAAATTGTCTAAAGGCTGAAATAGAAGCAATGTTAACCGGCCTCGAGGCTTTCAAAGACTACAACGTGACAGTGGTTAGAAGTAACCACGACGATTTCTTAGATCGCTGGTTAAAAAATACCGATTGGAGAAAAGCCAACACGATGAAGAATTCGATAGAGTACATGGAGTACAGTTATCTTCTTCTCAGAGGTGAGGCTCCTAACGGTATCATTCCTCATTTGATCAACAAGAAGTTTCCGAACATGAGAACTCTAGGGCGTAATGACAGTTTCGTGGTCAATGGCTGGGAACTCGGACAGCACGGAGACATCGGTTCTAACGGTTCTCGCGGCTCTCTATTACAATTTAGAAAGTTAAATGTGAAGATGGTAGTAGGACACTATCATTCGCCTGGTAGAAAAGACGGAGCCCTATCAGTAGGAACTTCAACTAAGCTCAGAGTCAATTACAATCTAGGCCCTAGCTCATGGTTGCAATCTCACGTGATCATTCACGGCGACGGGAAGGCTCAACACATCAATTTCATTAATGGTCAGTTTACAACATTCAAATGAGAATAAACGCAACCCGAATAATTTTTTCTTCAGACTGGCACTTCGGTCTCAGGTCAAATAACTTAGAATGGTTTGAGATAGCCAAAGACTATTTTGAGAACTTTTTTCTCACTTGGCTGGATGAAAATGTCAAAGAAGGAGACGTCTTCTATTGTCTAGGAGATGTTTTTGACAATCGGCAGACAATGAATCTCATGGTTGCTAGCTATGCGATAGATCTCTTTGAAAGAATCGCTCAACGACTTCCAGTCTACATCATAGTCGGAAACCACGACATCTACAGAAAGAACACCAACGACATTAGCTCGGTAGATATTCTTCGTCACATCAAAAACGTTCATGTTTACAAAGAACCTCAAGTACACGAGTTCAAAAAGAGCAGATGTCTTTTAATGCCTTGGCGTAGAGATAAAGAACATGAAAAAGAAACTCTAGCAGCTCACAAAAACATAGACTGGGTTTTTTGTCATTCAGAAGTTAGAGGTCTCAGAGTCAATCCTAACCCTTACGTGATCCACGAAGGAGGCAATTCAGTCGAGATCTACAACGGTTACAAAGGAATGTATTCAGGTCACATTCACTATTCTCAACGGAATAAGAACGTGACTTTCGTAGGTAACATCTTTCAGATGACTCGATCTGATAGAAACAATCCGAAAGGGATTTGGACTTTAGAGCCTGATACCGGAATCGAGGAATTCTATGAAAATACTCGATCTCCGAAGTTTCTAAAGTATTCCATCGAGTCTCTATATGAAAAGACCATCGATGAACTCAGGAAAGAATTTGAAAACAATTTTGTCGACATAAAAGTCGATAGAGCGACTTTTTCAAATTACAATGTCAGCCTGCTTCTGAATCTTCTCGAAGGCTCAGCTAGAAGCATTCAGACAGAAGTTTACGAGAGCGAAGAAGCAGAATCGCAAGCTTTAGCTGATGAGATTAACGATTACGATGTGATCAACATCTCTAAAAGATACATCGCATCTAGCAGTTATGACGACACTCTCAAAGAAAGATTATTGTCCACGGTAGAAAATCTCTACCAAAAGGTCAACCAAGAATGAAAATAAACAGAATAGAATTTCGCAACTTTGCGTCGTACGGTAACAAAGTACAGTACATTGATATGGAGTCAGAAGGCTGTCTCCATCTGATCACGGGAAATAACGGAAATGGAAAAAGCACCATCGCCAACATCATCAAGTTTCTCTGCTACGGCAAAGTCGATGGATTCACTAATTCTGATCTACCGAATAGAATCAACAAAGAGCTCTGGGGAAAAATCTATCTCGAAGCTAAAGGGAAGAAGATAGAGATAGAGCGTGGATTGGCACCATCTGTTTTCAAAGTCAAGATCGATGGAACTGATTTTGATCAGGCTGGAAAAAGCAACGTCCAGGAGTACTTAGAAGAAGAGCTCTTCGGTATCAGCGCTAACGTATTTAAGAATCTGATCATACTCTCAGTAAACGACTTTAAATCTTTTTTGACGATGTCGCCTGGAGACAAGAAAGGCATAGTCGACAAGATCTTCGGTTTCTCTGTCATCAACCAAATGTTGGAGATAGTCAAGAGAGAAAAGAGAGAAGTCAAGACTGGAATTAAGTCGATAGAAGACGAGCTCAGTGCTATATCAGATTCTATTCAGGCAACTCAGAGAAAGCTAGAAGTCCTCGAAAAAAATGCTAAAGAGCAGAACAGCGAGAAGATAGAAGATCTGAAGAAAAAATTAGCTGATCTAGTCGAAGCCAAAGGTAAACTAGAAGACGCCAAGAACGCAATTAAGAAGCAGCAGGTAGAAAAGGAAAATGGTCTCAGAGACGACAGAAAGTCTTTGATCAGCCGTGAATCTAATAAGAGAAAATTAGAGAAAGAATTAGACCTCTTCAAGAACGACCAATGCCCTACTTGCCACGCAGATCTCAAATCAGAATTTCACCTCGGCTTAAAAGATAAGTTAGAGAAAGAAAAGTCTGAGAACGAAGAAGAGCTCAAAGGAGTCAGAGATCGAGTAACTGCTGTAGAAAAAGAGATCACTGAGATCAGAAACAAGGAGACTAAAGTCATTTCTAAAATATCAGATCTCAATTCTAAGATTCAATCATTCAAAGCCGAGCTTTTAGACTTAGCCAAAAAAATGGACAAAGGCGAGCACGGAGAATTTCAATCTCTGATCGAAGAATTCCAAGCCAAGGAGAGGTTAAAGACTTCTAAGAAGACTGAACTTACTTCTGAGGAACATTTTTACGGCATCTTAGAAGCGATGCTTGGAGATGACGGGATTAAGAACATGGCGATGAAGATGATTCTTCCTTCTTTGAACGCCAACATTTCTCAGATGACAAGAACTCTAGGAATCCCTTTTAACATCTCATTCGATAACAAATTCGATTCAGTAATTACGCATCTAG